GGTGAGGATGAGACCAACTATGAAGAATGGATTGAAGAGGAGATTGAAGAAAATCAACAACCAAGTGTTGAACCAGAAGTAACCACTGACAGCACCTTTGAGGAACGCAAAGAAGAGTTTAATGGAAACCTTGATATTGATAGTCAATTTGAGACTGGATATCATGAACTTCCAGAATTCAATGTTGATGACATGATTGTTCCTTTCTCTGAGATTAGGAATAAGTTTGACTTTGCAGAAGAACTGTTCATCAGGGAAGAAGGGCAAAAGATCTATGCACATGTTGATGCTGAGTATGCCAAATTCAAGAAGTCTGCTCAAAAAGAAGTCAACTTCCTTGTAAAAGAGTTTGAGTGTAAGAAAGCAGCAGACTCTTATGCACGTGCTGCCACTGCACGCACTGGTGTTCTTGATTGCACCAAACTACACACCTACAAGTACAATGAAGATCTTTTCAAGAAGGTAACAATCCTTCCTGATGGTAAGAACCATGGTCTTATCTTCATCCTTGACTGGTCTGGTTCCATGGGTAATTGTATTCTGGATACAGTCAAGCAACTTTACAATCTCATCTGGTTCTGTAACAAGTGCAATATTCCCTTTGATGTCTATGCCTTTACTAATTCTTATGTCAGGAATGATGAAGAGGTAGAAAGAAAAGATATCTGGGAGGATGATAAGTTGTGGATCAATGGTGACTTCAGGTTGATGAATTTCTTCTCCAGTCGTGAGAAGAAAAAAGATATTGAGAAGCAGATGCAATCTCTCTACAGGTTGGTCTGGTCCATGAAGACTTATTGTTTTTACAGTTATCCTCCTGAGTTCAGTCTGTCTGGCACTCCACTTAATGAGACTTTGATTGCACTTACTCAAATCCTTCCTGCTTTCAAGAAAATGCATGGTCTTCAGAAGACTCATTGCTTCATTCTGACTGATGGTGAGGCAAATCCTTTGATGGTCTCAAGGAGAAATTCTTATGGTGGACAAGGAACACGCCATCTCATTGCTGGTAAGGATTTTATCAGGAACAGGAAGACTGGACATACTTACCAGGTCCAGCGTGCATACCATTCATTCAGTAAAATTCTTCTTGAAAACCTGATGGAAGAGAACAAAGATTGCAACTTCATTGGTATTCGTCTTTGTGCTCCTAGGGAAATGAATGCATTTATCAGAAGCTATCAGCATGTTACTGATGATGCTCTCAAGCAGATTAAAAAGCAGAAGTATTATGAAATCAAGAACACTGGTTATACTTCTTACTTTGCAATGCAGAGTAATGCTCTTAATCAAGATGCTGACTTTGATGTTGAGGAAGGTGCCTCCAAAGCAAAGATTAAATCTGCATTTGTCAAGAATTTGAAGACCAAGGCACTAAATAAAAAAGTTCTGAGCAAGTTCATGGAACTGGTTGCCTGACCACTTCTAGAACTGTCTGCTAGGGGGTGCTGGACCCCCATTTCTCCTTTATAATTGATCTGTTGAAACAAACCACTATGGCACTCTCCACTGAATACATCCTGTCCTCCCTGTCCAATCTGTATGGTGATGAAGTAGTTGCTGCTGATGTTCGTGCATGGTGTGCAATGAATGCCACTACCTATCAAACTGTCACTAAGAAACTTGATGAATACAAAGTTGGACGTGGCAAGTGGAACCTGACTGTGAAAGAAAAACTTGAGCAGTCCTATGAAGCACCTGCAGCTGCTCCTGCAATTGAACAGAACCTTATCCCTCAGAAAGATGATACCTTCGTCCCTTTTGGTAACTTCACAGATATCAAAAAAATTATTAAGTCCAATCTTTTCTACCCTACGTTCATTACAGGTCTCTCTGGCAATGGCAAAACGTTCTGTATTGAACAAGCTTGTGCGCAACTCAACAAAGAACTGATTCGTGTAAACATCACCATTGAAACTGATGAAGATGATCTTATTGGTGGGTTTCGTCTTGTTAATGGGGAAACTGTATGGCATAATGGACCTGTCATTGAAGCACTCCAACGAGGAGCAATCCTGCTACTGGATGAGATTGACCTTGCTTCAAACAAAATCCTCTGTCTCCAATCCATTCTTGAAGGTAAAGGTCTGTTCCTGAAAAAGACTGGTCAGTATATCAGTCCTGCCAAAGGATTCCAAGTCTTTGCCACTGCAAACACCAAAGGAAAGGGTTCTGATGATGGACGCTTTATTGGCACCAATGTGTTGAATGAAGCATTCCTTGAGCGTTTCCCAGTTACCTTTGAACAGTCCTATCCTTCTCCTGCTACTGAGCAGAAGATTCTTGAGGGTGTTGCATCTGACCTTAATGTGGTTTGTCCTGCTTTCTGCAAGCACCTGGTTGATTGGGCAGACATCATTCGCAAGACCTTCTATGATGGTGGTATTGAGGATGTTATCAGCACACGTCGTTTGGTTCACATCATTCGTGCCTACAGCATCTTCAACAACAAAGAGAAAGCAATTCAAGTTTGCATCAATCGCTTTGATGAGGAGACCAAGGCATCTTTCATTGAACTCTATGACAAGGTGGATGCTGAGTTCCAAATGGTTGACACTCAGGAGTCTGCTTGATATAATTTATGATAAACGCTTGGTCGCTTTTACATGATGAACTTTATGGAGATGAATCTATGACTATTGAATCAGCTACAAGTAAAGACTACAATGACTTTTGGGAAGGAGATGGACACAGTATGGTAGGTAATCCTCTTATGGGTGGTATGGCAGATGACACCATTTGTTTTGGTGGTAATGGCATTCATGCTGCTGATACAGTGAAACTGGATTATATGGGTTTGGGAGAGGATCACATCACATTTACCTCCACCTATGGCACTGATACACTTAATCTGAATGTTCCAGTAGAGAAAAATACAATGTACAAATATAATGAGGAAGAGATCCTCAAAGAACTGAAAGATTATATTGGTAGAACCTACAACCAGCATTACTCATCTGGTGATGACAAGATTCAAACCCTGGATCTGATTGAAGCATGTGGTGATGGTGAAGCATTCTGCAGATCCAACATTCTCAAGTATGCCTCTCGCTATGATAAGAAAGGCACTGCACGTCGTGACATTATGAAGATCTTGCATTATGCTGTACTTCTGATGCATTTCAATGACAAAAATGCACAAAATGAAACCTACCCTCAGTGATGAAACTCCGTAACCCTATGAAACTGTCTGAAACTACTGTCAACCTGCTGAAGAACTTCTCTTCTATCAATCAGTCTATTTTGTTCAAGGAGGGTAACAAACTGCGTTCTATCTCAGTGATGAAGAACATTCTTGCTGAGGCAACTATTGAAGAATCATTCCCCAAAGATTTTGGCATCTATGATTTGAACCAGTTCCTGAATGGTCTGTCACTCCATGCAAGTCCTGAACTTGATTTCAAGAGCAATGACTTTGTTATGATCAGGGAAGGCAAGATGCGCTCCAAGTATTTCTTTGCTGATCCCACTGTCATTGTTGCTCCTCCTGAGAAAGCAATCAATCTTCCTACTGAAGATGTTTGTTTTGTTCTTACCAGTCAGCAACTGGAGAAACTGAAGAAGGCAGCATCTATCTACCAACTTCCTGATATCTCTGCTGTTGGTGAAGCAGGTGTAATCAAACTGGTTGCACGTGATAAGAAGAATGATACTTCTAATGATTTCTCTATTATTGTTGGTGAGACAGACCAAGAGTTTGTCTTCAACTTCAAGGAAGAGAATCTGAAAATTGTTCCTGGATCTTATGATGTTGTTGTCTCTCAAAAACTTCTTTCTAAATTCACCAATCAGAACATTGATGTCACGTACTTCATTGCCCTGGAACCAGACTCCACTTTTGGTTAAGAAGGACTATGATGGTCCACTTTATGCCCCTTGGCATAAAGTTATTGCTGGAAGGATGAGAAAGTGAAACATATTCTTTTTACCCTTAAAGGTTGTCCGTTTGAACTCCTTGATGACAAAGAGTTCATACGGATGCTTTTGTATAGAGCAACAAAAGAATGTAAATCTACTCTACTTAACCTAGCAGTGCATAAGTTTGATCCTCAAGGAGTTACTAGTATTGCTATGCTTGCAGAGAGTCATATTTCCATTCATACTTGGCCAGAGAAAGGCATGGCAGTTTGTGATGTCTTTACCTGTGGTGATAACGCAGAACCTAAACTTGCTGTAGAATATATGAGAGAACAATTGAAGGCAACTGATATTGTCTCTAGTGAATTTGTTCGTCCTTTGGAATGACTAACATTGATGTGCCAATGAGAATAACTGGCAGTATCATGGTTATTACTGCTTATTTTGTT